TATTATGGTTCTTGTCCTGAGTTAAAGGAAGATATAAAAAAATACGGCAAAGAGTTCTTCAGTAGAGTAATACTAAGTCTTCATGAGAAGAAGGGAGATTGTAACTTTGAGGAGACTAAGCAGTTGTTTCTAAATAATGTGCTATCGGAAGCACTTGACAACGGAGCACCGGCATACTATAATAGCAACATTCTCGGCCGTTACATGCGGAAAGATTATGGAAATTTTGGAAAAGACTCTGCAAGTAACCCATGAGTGGGCAGTTGACAGAATGCACATCCTCTGTGACATGAAGACGGATGATATGCTAAAATCTGTAGAAGATGCTCATGCGATCCAGTCAGAGTTTGCCGAATGGTTAGACCCTAATCTTGAGGATCATGAAATTTACTCACTCGAATATCTTGGAGACGATGATTAAAGCACTTTTTGGAATTGGAGTTCTTGCAAGTGTAGTTGCAATCCCTTCCCCAGAACCTGAACAAATCAAAGCAAAATTAGAACCAGAACCTGTAGAAGAAATTATTATAGAGGAAGAGACTTGGAAGTGTCCTAGTTGTACTCCCAATGAACAAGTTGTTCTAGCAGCACTACAGGAGCACACAAAGATCTCTGATCGTAATGCTCTTGCTACAATCATGGGAAACATTCAGCAAGAATCTAAATTCATTGCTAATATCTGTGAGGGTGGTGCTCGTGTTACTTATGAAAATTGTTTGAGAGGTGGTTATGGATTAATTCAGTGGACTTCTATCAATCGATATAGAGGACTTGGAAACTTTGCAGTGAAGTATGATTGCAATCCAAGTGAATTAGATTGTCAGGTCCGTTGGATGATTAATGAACCTATCTTCCAAAGAGTTCTTCCACAATTTGAAGGTGGTGGACAAACGGTATCTTATTACATGAGACCCGCATACTATTGGTTAGGATGGGGTATTAAAGGCAATAGGGAACTTTATGCATATGACTACACTAAGAAAATGGTATGGGCATGATTTTAAAAGCAATTAAAAAAATAATTCATAAGACAATTCCTGCTCCAAAGTATTTGAAAGATGATCCTTGGTTTGGTCCGGCAGTCTTATCCGAACCTCAAATGACTGTCAAAGAAGCATATGAACATGCAGTATCTGATAATCAATTATTACCTGAAGATGATACAGTAGAACCAAAAAACATTCATGAGGTAATATATAATATTGCTACTAGTCATGGAAAAACTACAACTCAACTCGATCCAATACCTCAGTTAAAAGAACCTCAATTTAGTGGAGGATCTGAGAACTTTCAGGAAGGTTGGCAATCTGGAACTGGTTGGGAGCAATTTAGATGATTGACGATTGGCGTTATAGTGAACAGAAGTTGAATCTCCGTGAGTCTGCACTTAAAGTTCTTCTCACTAAATATGGTGGTCAACTAAAAGACTCATTACCTGAATATAGTAACCAATCAATGTATGAATGTACTCATGATTGGGTATCGCAAGGTAATGTAAATACTAATGGCATTATTAAATATTTTGAGGAATATTATAGATGAAAAAAATTATTGCAAGTTTACTGGCATCTGCGGCATTAACTACTCCTGTTTTTGCAGATCCACTTAAAGAAAGTGAATACTTCACTATGCATTCTATGGGATGTATGCTTTTACAAGAGTGTACAGATGAAGTAGAACAAGTTTATAGTATCCTTGATATTTCTAGTCAATATCCCGATACTGATTCTTTTTATTCTGTTGCTACTGAATTTAACAATATGCTTAATTCTCTTAACATGATCGGGGTTAAGGTGTTTCTAGCAGATCAAAAATATTTTCCTGTATCTCATAGAGGTGTTTATCATACTGTAAGTAATAATTTTTTCTTGAATAAAGCATTCATGGGTCGTCCGAATGTATTGATGAGTGTAATGCGACATGAAGGATGGCACGCGGCACAGGACTGTATGGCAGGAACGATTGATAATAGTATGATTGCTATTATTAAACCTGAAGATGAAGTTCCACCATTGTGGCGTGAGATGGTAGAACGTACTTATCCTAAGTCTGCAGTACCTTGGGAAGCAGAAGCAACATGGGCAGGTAAGACAGAAGGAATGACCTCTAATGCACTTGCGGCATGTGCTGATGGTAATATGTGGGAAGTGTATGAACCCACTCCTCTTACCCGTGAATACTTAGTCAAAGAAGGTTACATTACTAAATAATAACATCCTAAACAGGAAACCAGCCAAGAAGAGTTCTGTGAAACCTCTTGTGTTATAATGGTGAACTCTTTGTTGGATAAAGAATTTAAAACATGTCTACCCTAACTAGAGACGTATTAATTAGAACTATTGTTGCCAACGAAATGAAAGAGCATGATGGTTCTAATTATACTCAACAATTAAAAAATACGTATCATAAATGGGAACATCAATCAAGTGATGCTCTCTGTCAAAAATTTAATCAAATAGAAAAATCAAATGTCACTGTTGACATACTAAAACCATAAATACAAGAGCCATGCTTTCTTTCGATGCCAGAAGAAGTCAAAAAAGATGAACCTAAGAAAAAAGGTATTCTAGGAAAACTAAAGGAGGCGGCAGACGATAAAGAAGAACAAATTGCTATTCTTTCTACATTTGTTAGATTAGGTATACTTGTCTGGAGTGGAGGAATACTTACGTTGGCTTACATTAAATTGCCACCTGCTCTTGGTATTCCCGAACAAAAATTAGATCCTACTTTTATTGCCAGTGTTTTTACTGGGGTTTTAGCTACCTTTGGTGTGCAAGCAGCAAAGAAAGCAGGAGAAGGTGGTCGACCTAATGGTGGAGGTATCACAAAAGAACAGATGGAAAGATTGATTGAAAAGGCAGCACAAACTGCACCGGCACAAACTATTCGTATTGAACAAGCACCTGTACAAATAACACAGGGACCTCCAAAGTCTGATGAATCTTATAAGATGTAATTATGGATAATCAAAAGTCACCATTTAAGTGGGTAGTTCTAACAGTGGGAACATTGTTTGGAATTGCTCATATTGGTGTCTTGGGACATTTAATAAACAAAAATAATTTGCCGATAATCAATCTTCCTGTTGGAGATTATACTTCATATACAGTGGAGGCAGGGGAGAAAGGATATAGGATTGATTACTCATCAAATGATCCTAAAGTTATGGGTGTTCGAAAAAGAGTTGATAAGACTAATGGATTCTTTGGTATTGGTGGGAAATCAAATGTGGAATATGATGAAGAGTATACTATGGATGGTGCCCGCCATATGGGTGGAGGTGCTGAGGGAAAGTTGACTGCGAAAAAGATAGAGTGTATAAAGGCGGAAGGTGGTGGAGAATCGACAGGAAGGATAGTAGGTGCTAGTCTTGGTGCTGCTGCCGCACCATGGTTTACTAGTATCCCATATGTCGGATGGGTTGCCGCCGGATGGATAGCAATGTTTGGACAGGATAAGGGTGCAGAGATCGGTGGAGAACTTGCAACAACAATGATGGAGGGATGCAATGAAATTTGAATTAGATATGGAAGATTATACAATAATTCTAAATTCACTTCACTACTATAAAAAAGTGGAGAAAAGGGGTAACTTTAAGCAATACAATGAAGAACGTGTAAATAAGTTAAGAGATAAAATGGCATATCAATTAGTTCCTAGTCCTGATAGTAAAAGATGAATTTATTGTTACGTCCACTTGATAATCCGGCTGATCCTGTATGGTCAGTAATTATCTTAGTAATTATTGCTGTTGGGTTGGCACTAGGTTATGTTATATACATACTAAGAGAATCGTTTGAGGAATTAGCAGATGGCAGGACTGACACCACCGAGCAGGAAGAGCTGCTACAACTTCCGAGTGACGGAGATCAATCGTGTCCTTGATGGCGATACTATTGATGTCACCATTGATCTTGGGTTTGATCTATACAAGAAAGAAAGAGTTAGAGTTGCAGGAGTTGATACACCAGAGAAAAGGACGAAAAACTTAGAGGAGAAGGCACTTGGAATCGACGCAACCAACTGGCTCAAAGAGAAATTGGAAAGTACTATTGCTGGTGACGATGAGTTGTCTGTTAGGACTGAACTTGTTGGTGGCGTCGGCAAATATGGCCGTCTTCTTGGTTGGTTATACATTGGGGACGAGTCAGTGTCCCTTAACGAGCAAATGATTGCCGAAGGATATGCTCATGCGTATGATGGAGGCACTAAAGATATGAATCTCGAAGCACTGAAAGAGATTCGTAGAGCACACGGAACTCTTATAGAGTAATGTGAAGTTTTATGTATGCGTGGGGGTATGGTGGTATAAATAATAGTAGTTATATTTGCTGCTATGAAGCATATCCACCATATTATTCCTAAACATATGGGAGGAACTGACGACCCTTCCAATCTTATAGAGTTGTCTGTTGAGGAACACGCAGCAGCACATTGGAAACTTTATGAAGAGCACGGAAATGAATATGATAGGATTGCCTATGAAGCTCTTTCTGGGATATTAAAGAAGGAAGAGGTAATATCACAAGTATTAAGTGAAAGTGGCAAGAGAGGTGGTGCTACTAAAGGTAGAGTTCCTTGGAATAAAGGTAAAAAGGGATTACAGAAAAATCCTGCTCTCGCAGAAAGGAATAAAAATAAAGTATGGACTGATGAAGAAATAGAAAAAGCAAAATCGGGTGGAAGAAAAAATAAAGGCAGAAAGAGACCTGATCTTGCGGAAAGAAATAAGAAACGCAAAGGTCTAAATATTCCAAGAGATGAAAATGGTAGGTTTGTATGATTGATGGTGGTACTAAACAAAAAGATTTTGAAGAACTTCGTGAGATTCGTAGAGCACATGGAACTTTAGTAGAATGATGAGTGGTTTATTTGTATTTGGATTTATTACTTTATTAACTTATACACTACATATTACATGGCCTATAAAAAAAGGTAAAAATTAAAATGCAAAAATTAATTAACGGAATCGCATTACTCTCAGGAATAGTATCACTTTCTATTGTTGGTGCCGGAGCATACCTTTATGTTAATAAGGATGCAATGATTGAGCAGGTAAAGGAACAAGCAACAGAACAAATTACTAAAGCAATTACGGAAGCACTTCCTGGTATGATTAATTCTGCATTACCAGAAATGCCTAGTATGACTGGTAATGTTCTTCCGGAATCTACACAATCAGTTCCTTCGATGACTGGAGGGGCACTGCCTTTCTGAAAACTTTATGAGAATTGTTAAATATATAATAGTAAATGTGAATTCTTATGTCTGTTTCTAATGCAAAGAGAAGAAGGTCTAATGTAAAGAAAAAGACAGATAACGAAAATAGATTTTTTCTTTATGTAATTTTTTATCATCTGTTTACCGGTATTGCTGGAATTTTTAAGAATGATTAATGGAGAATATTCCTAATATTGAAATACGACCAATATCCATAAGTCCGATTAGATCTTTGGATATCCCTAAGTATGTAATTGCACCATCACAATCGATACCAACTGCTGCTCCTGTAACGGTTAATCTTGGTTTTCCTATTGTTAATCTTCCTGGATGTGTGGAATCCAATAAGGAGAATAATCCAAAGAACACTGCTCTACTTCAAGATGATCCAAATGGAACACTGACATTTTGTGATGCTTCATTACCATCTTATAATCCTATAGATTTTAATGCTGAGGATTATCTTCAACGATCAAAAGCACCTGTCCCTCCTTATAAACCTCCGGAGACAGATTTTAAATCGCCCCAAATTAAACCACCTACTATACCTAAAACTGAAATACCTATAACTAAAACTGAAGAAAAGGAAGTTATTATACAAGAAGAAAATATTAGTATTATAGATTACCTACCATCAACGGATGCAATTATATCAACTACTGTTATTGCTGCTGCTGCGGGAACCGGCGCATTAGTTGCAAGACCATTAGCAAATCTCCTGTTAAAAATTATTAGACCAGTTATGAAGAAAGTAATTAAAAAAGTTTCTACTAAATTTGGTAAGGAAGAAATTTTATTGAGTGTTGAAGAACGTAGAGAAATTCAAAGAGAAAAAACTGAAGCAGTAAGAGCAATTAGAAAATTAAGGGGACGTTGATATAACACCACCAAGGTCTTCTGCTTTCTTCGATACTGGTGTTGTAATAGAATGTCTATGTTGTGGAATTACTCCACCTGGATTAGTGACTATAATATCTGCACATACTGAATAATATGGAGACTTGGGGTGAAAATAAATTCCCTGTTTTTTAAGTTCTCCGCAATTCTTAAGTCGGGCAATCTCAAAGTCTAATCTTTTATTTGCAATCAATTGTTGTTGCAATTCTATTTGAGTTGCTGCTGCTTGTTTACATTGTTCTTGTAATTTAGTATCTAATGGTTTGGACCAAGTAGCAGAAAATCCAAGACTCAAACTATAATTATCTTTTTGACCTGTTCTTATTGGAACTCGATACAATATATCTCCTGGATTATCTAAAGATCCATCTTCATCAAGGTCTCTTAAATCATATACTGGATCATTATAAAAATCTTCAAAGGGTTTCTGTGCCGATACGGCACCTGTTACATAGGGTGTAAAGTTGAGAGTGGGACCTTGACATTGTATACCTCCACCGTAGGTGTTCGTAATATAAGGTCCCTGAAGGACTTGTATAGCCTGGTTTGTAACGGAACCTGAAGAGTTAGCAACAGGAGCAGCAGTAGCAGAGACACCACCAACAGTTTCAGCATAAGAAGGAGAAGCAAATAATAATGTAATTACTGTGAGAAGATACTTGTAGTTGTTGTAACGCTGTCTAATTCCGTTGTTCTTTGTATAATTGTTTGGTTTGAAATTCCAGGACCTTGATAAGTTTCTGTAAACTGAAATGCCTGTCCTGGTTTTGTTACTCTCCAGTTGGGTTTGTTGTTCAGATTTAGATTTGTCCATGATGAAGTCACCCCATCGATATTATTTGATGTAGAATTAGTTCCTGGTGTTATACTGGAACCATCCATTTGGACATTGGTTCCAGTTACACTATATTGATATCCTGTATTATAATTTATAGAGTTTATAGTTTCACTTACTTTAGTTTTTGTTTCTGTTGTGGATGTTTGAGAACCTTGTGTAAAATTGGGGACGACCGGAACTGCCCCTGCAGATTGAAGCAGTCCATGTAGAATACCTAAAACTAAACTCAATCCAATTGATTCTTTCATTATCTCACTGTAATTTCGGATACGAATTGTCCTGTTGCACTTGTACCAGCACCACCAGCAGTTAGTGATCCAATAGCACCTGCAGAATCAACAGAACCTGCAAGAGTTCCTGCAACACCACCAGCAGTTGTAGTAACTTGTCCATAAGCAGGCAGAGAACTTACAACACCTGAAGAAACCGTTGAACCGGAGTTAATCACGTTAACGGCATCACCTTGTGTAAATGCCTCTGTGAAGGTAATTGCTGAACCATCAGTTGTCTGTGTATATGTACCGGCATTCATTGTTGCTGCAGCAGTTGCACTTACTGGTGCTGTAAGACCACCAAGAGTTGCTGAAACATTACTACCACTTACGGAGTATGAACTACCAATTCTTGTTGCTTGTGATGCAGAAGCATCAACAGTTAATTGAACACTTGAAGATAATCTACTTGTAATATCGGCATGTGCTGAAGGTGCCATCAAAAACAATATACCAAAAAACAGCAGTGATTTTTTCATTTTTCGATGCAATTTGCTTGTAATTATTTAGTTATAAATAATGTGAAATAAACTTGATTTGAAATGAACGAACAACAAAATCACCTTTCGCAATTAATCGAACAAAGAGTAGCACTGTCGCAAAAGTTGGAAGGAATCCAAACACAATCTACAAGAACCAGAGATTTAATGTTAAAGACTCAAGGTGCTATTGAATATTTGGAAGCAACCGGAGTCAAATTGCCGGAACCAGAGATCACCGAAGAAGCAGAAGCAGAAGTGTCTGAGACGGAAGTCGTAGAAGAGGGTTGACGCACAGACCAGAAGGTATTATAATAAACATGTTGAGATTGCTCATAAAAAAGCAGTATCAACCTTTGAGGGAGACACTTTAATAAGTGTTATAAACTCAAAAGAAAACTTAATGGCATTATGTCCTAATTGCCATTGGGAGTATGATCACAATCTGTGATTACTTTGCCCCGTTAGCTCAGGAGACAGAGCACGAACCTTCTAAGTTTGCGGCCGGGGGTGCGAATCCTCCACGGGGCGTTGGTCCTTATGGACCTTTTAATCCCCAATAGCTCAGTTGGAAGAGCGCAAAACTGTTAATTTTGATGTCCTTGGTTCAAGCCCAAGTTGGGGAGCTTCTCTTATAAATACGATTAACATATAAAGTTAATCACTATGAGAGACCAAACAAAACTAAAGAAAAATGTAGGAAACTGGAGAAAGCGAACAAAAGAACTGCTTGTTGAATATAAGGGAGGCAAGTGTGAGTTTTGTGGATATAATAAATGTGTTGAGGCTTTAGAGTTTCACCACATAGATGAAACCACAAAAGAGTTTGCTATTTCTGGTTCTACAAAATCTTTGGAAAAACAGAAGAAGGAAGCAGACAAATGTTATATGTTGTGTGCTAATTGCCATAGAGAACTCCACTCTGGGTTTGATATATACCACAAACCTTCTTCTTCCGACTCTAAAGCATTGTGGTGATGCACCGCTCTTGTAAAGCGGAGACGACAGTTCAATTCTGTCTAGTGGCTTGACAAGAACTCAATCTTGTCTTATACTACTTCTTGTGTGAAGGAAGTGTGGTGGGAGAGCAATCTCCCATTTTGCGGAATTAGTTTAGAGGCAAAACTAAAGGTTTCCAACCTTTCGTCACCAGTTCGATTCTGGTATTCCGCTTTCGGGTTATCCGAATATCCCGAAAAATTGATGAGTATAAATACTCCGTTACTTACTGTAACGAATTACAACAGAACCAGTCGAGGTTCTTAACATCTGTGGGTAATCATTCCACAAGTAAAAAAACGAGGAAAACAAATGTTCAAAACGACTATCGCTGCAGCTGCCGCTGCAATTGCTCTTGCCCCTGCTGCCGCCCTAGCCGGACCCTATGTCAACGTCGAAGCTAATTCTGGTTGGACGGGATCTGATTATGGTGGAACTTCCACGGACCTTCACGTTGGATATGAAGGTGAACTGGGTGAGTCTGCTTCCTACTACGTCCAAGGAGGAGCTACTGTAGTCTCCCCTGATGGTGCTGAAAGTGACACTGTTCCTTCTGGTAAGGCAGGTCTCGGTCTTGCACTGACCGACGCACTGGGTGCATATGGTGAAGTCTCCTTCGTCGGTTCAGGTGATTCTGACATCGACCGTGGTTACGGAACCAAATTGGGTCTGAAGTACTCCTTCTGATACTGTAGACACATAGACATCTAGATGTTATACTGGGGGTGCGACGGCATCCCCTTTTTTTGTATATGAATTATACCCCACCTGCACTTTGTATTAGAAGTATTGAACCTGCTGAAACTCCAGGTAAAGTGCTTGTAGATATGCCATCTCTATGGAGAGATAGTGATCCTGTAAACCCTGTAGAAGTTGATAAAAAAATAGTTGAGTCTATTATGAGTGAACCTTATAGTGTGCCTATGTGTCCACCAGGGTGGCCCAATCCTCCTCTTACTGAGACGGAATGAAAAAATATTTACTGGTAGTAATTAAAAATCCAGCATCTCAAGTATCAATTTCTTTGTTTGGGATTTTGATATTGATAGGAATGCTACATAACCATGCACACTATCAGATGAGTAATGATCCCGATGCATATGTATTTCAGTGGTGTAAGGCAAACTCAGAACGATGTACTTACAGATCACGTTAGATAGGGAATAATAATGAAAAAGAAAATCAAAAAGTCGGAACAAAAAATTGCAGACTGTGATAACATCTATGATATGATTGAGATGCTACAGTGTCGTATTGAGGAAATAGAAAGTGAACATATGCAATTAATTCGTAAGATGGGAGAACTAAATAGTCGCGTAGACGACTTTTCTACAAATGAAAATTAATCTTTGGTACTCTAAGAGTATGAGTCAATGGAGATGGACTCTCTGTGAAGAATTTAAAAATGGTGTTACAAAAGTAGAACAATATGCCGGACAACGTGAGGAACTGCGAGATGCAATGAATGATGTTGCCAATACGGTAGAGTTTATGTTAGATGATAAATAACTGAAAACTGAAGACGTATAAAGAATTATACAATGGAAAATATAAAGATTAGGTGTCGTTCCTGTGGAAAGGAATTGGAAGGACACCCAAGTAAGACAGTTTGTTGTGGTTGTCCGAATATGGCAACCATTCGTGGTGATAAGATTTCGGCAGTTGACTTTTCAAATATTGTTATGTTAAACTCTTATCAACCTAAAAATAAAAAAGGAGTTCTTTCAACGGAAGATATCTTATGGCAAGAACAAAGAAAGCAACGCAAAGTCCGTAAAATGGATTTTGAGATTAGATAGGGAGAGAGTCCGGTTGGTCGAGGACACCGCCTTGAAAGCGGCTGGGTGTAAAAACTTCGCAGGTTCGATTCCTGTTCTCTCCGTTAGCAAATCAAGATAAGTTGACGAATACAAATTAGTAACTATTATAGCTAATATGTATTTCAATCTAAAAACCATGGACGAGCACACCTACAATAACTGGGTGAAAGTCAAAGAGACTTTTGAGTCATCTGGAAATACC